CCTCCCAGAGAAATCCAGGAGTGTAGTGCTCTTGCAGAGCCAATGTATGTGCTTGCGGTTAGCTTTTCCCAACCACCAATCTTTTCTGGTCTGCCTTTTCTGAAACGTACAAAGTTTCCGTCAACCCAGCCGTTCTCATTAGAATAGTCGGTTTCTTCTTTATTTATACCAGGCTTAAAATTAAATACAGTTAACGGCATAACCAGACACCTTTAACCTTGTTAAGCCAAACGAATAATAGCTGCTGAGCTAGAGGCACTTGGAAATACCACCGTAAAATCGCCAGCTGTGCTTGTTTTATCTCCGCCAAAATCAATAGCAGCAATCGCTTTGTTGCCGTTAGTAGTGTTGTATAAAAGACAACCTCTAGCAGTAACTGTAGCAGTACCAAATGTAAGATCAGCAAAATCACAAACCGCCACACTACCAGACAAAGCTGGGGTTACGTTAGTAAGTGCATTTCCGCCAGAAGAATAATTTGTTCCGCTTGCTTGTCCTGTCGTGACAAATACAGTTGAACCAGCGCCTAGCGTTGCTGAAGATGTATAAAGTGCCAGCTTGATACTGTCGGCACCGTTTGTTAGATTATGCCCCTCTACAAGCAGTTCTTGCTTGAAGCTGTTGCATATAGCAGATGTAATAGCCATATTATAACTCCTTAATAATGTCCGCCATGTCTTTATGACCCTGGCCTCTTAATAAGTTTACCACAGTTGTTCGATCTGAGGCGATTCCACTGCGGATCCCTCTTAACACTATATCATACACTGTCTGCTTGAAAGCTAAAGCTTGTTGCCTAACGTGTTCGGGTGCGTGCTCTGATATCCCACAAATTTTATTGGTTACTTGCGCAGCCCAAAATTCTGGATCATGCCCTTTGTTTTCGGTGGTATGTACACCGACTTGGCCTAGTTTTATAAATGCGTCTGTCATCCTTTAAATGGCTCTGGTGGCCTGGGTAATGTTTGTATCGTGGTTTTGCCTGTTTCTATCATGTTGTCCATTTCTGATTTATTACATACAAACCACTCGTCCTTGTCGGGTATAGCAATCTTTGGATCATCCAATCGGTGATAACCATACAGCCTATCTTCCATGGGCACGTCAGAATCTAATAACGATGACCTGGGGCTGACGCCTACTTTAATTTTCTTTTCTATGCACTTAGATAACCAAAACTCTACACAAGCTCTGCCGGCTTCCGCAAAATGCAGATTGCCTTTGTAGCTAAAATCTATACCAAACAGATCTATTTGTTTGACGTTGTTCCAGTATGCAAATGCCACAGCATAAGCAACCGTGTTGTTCATGTATGCGCACCTGGTAGCAGCCACAACCTCATTGACTGGGTATTCGACTATGCCTGGCACTCGATCGTCTAGCTCACAAGAATAAATAGGTATTTGTAATTCTGGAAGTATTTTGCGCATGACATCTGTCTGTTTTCCGGCATCTTCGGTGTCAAAAAACCGACTAGCTGGGTCCATCATAAACAAACGATCTAATTGAAATACAGCAGCTGAGCTACCGCACCCCCAGGTTTCGTCCCACTCAACAGAGTTTTCTTTGCCTATAACGTAATCTATTTGGGATGTGCCTAGGCCAATCAGAGCGACATGAGCGCCCTCAAGTTCTTTTATAGGCTCCATTACGAAACGCCTTGTCGAAGGGAATCGTACCTGTATTCGTCGCGCTGCTTTCTGCCTTCGCTTAGATTTTTCATTCGGGCCAAGGCTTCTTTAAACCTGGCTTCAAAATTACCAATGACGTCAGGCGTCTCTTTCAAGAAAACCGCAGCTTCTGCCAAAGTGCCATAGAGCAAAGCTTCTGGGTAATCAGTTGAGAGCACCGTTGTTCCTGAATCAGATCCAGCCGTCAAACTAGCTGGTTTATAAAGGTAATGTACCTCAACAGTATAGTTTGTGTCCGGTATCGGGCTGACTTCAAAAGCCGTGTCATCCAGCAAGCTGTAATACTTAGGACGCCCAGTAACAGTAGTTGTAGGGCTGTATTCTTTAATAAAGCTTGGATGTTTAAAGTCNAGATAATGGTATTTGTCGTTAGCTATGACCGCTACGCTAAAAGGTGCGTAAAAATCTGTAGGTGTTGCTAANAACCTGTTTGATGCGGTTAATGCTCCTTGCACGTTTTTTCTTTGTACAGGCAGCTGCACATTATTAAATATGCGATCTTCCGCTTCTTTAATAAATGTATCTAAGTTTGATGTAAATGTAGTCTCAGTAGACTCCACATAATCTTGAACCGTTGATTTTAATGTTGATAATGTAAAGCTCATGTTATTTGTATGGTTACCTCCCCGACGCTACAAGATATTTCGTATGTCGTTAATACTGTACCGAGTATACCATCTTGCACATTTGTGTACACCAAAAACTTATTGTTGTCATCGGCTGTGTCTGGCCTGGCATTTTTGATTGCTTGTGAATCACCTGGAAACGCTTTTCGATCTAGCTGTGGGTGTTTTGGCGACCATTGATCGGAGCCAACCAAAAGACCATCCCAGGTCATTTTCATATCTCTTAGCTTATAACGAAATCCTGTAATGTCACATATTCCGTAAGCATTTTTTCCGGTTGTCATTGCCATAATTAAGCAGAATTGTAACCGCTAAGATTAGGAGCGACCCTAAAACTTGATCGGTCTTCGTCTTGTGCTTTGGCGCGGTCAAACTCTTCCTCGTATAATTGTTTTAACATACCAGCTTTTTCTGGCGCTTTTTTTAGGCTCATATAATAAGCCAGGCCCGCGGCCAAACACGGATAAAACCTGAAGGGCACGTCTAAAGTATTTGCACCAGCGTCTGCATCGTCCATTCTGGTCAACACGTTCATGTGAACCGTGTAGGTGCTAGACTTGTCGGGTACCGGCCAAACAGTAATAGTTGGCGTGGTTTGCTTGTCTACAAATACCTGGTTAGGTTTTCCGGTTGTAGACTTTGTTGCCAGGTGACTGTATTCAGCACGACTCATTCTATTAAGAGGTAAGTCTGTCGTTGTGTTGTTTGTTGTTTCTCTAACAAATATATCTAAAACATCAATCGGAGCTGTAGCGTTGGTACTGTCAATGTTGTATGTGCCGGTATCTTTTACCATGGCCACGGTTTTTTCAGTAACCGTCCATTGATTTAAGCCTCTGTTTGACCACTCGGCCAACATTAAGTTAAGGCTCCTGGTAGCAGATTTTAGGTCGTAACCAGTTCTAAGCTCTAGCCCACAACGCTCAAATGCTTCCTCAACGTAATCGGCTACGTCAAGCTCAAAGTCTTTAGATCCGGATACGGCCATGTTTATTTACGTCCGTATAATCCGCAATTTCCCATAGGCTTCATAGCTGCGCCGCCATTCTTCATTTTCTTAGCTTCGCCGCCATACATCATCTTCTTGGCTGTATCTGGTATTAGTGGNCCGCCCATGTTCATTTTTTTAACACTAGCCGTTCCACCCATATTCATTTTCTTTTTCATAATTTTCTCCTTAATTAATTATATCACTTTATCTTCTTCGACCAGCTGGCATTCTTTTCACGCCACCTATTCCTCTTGTTATTGGTGCTGGNTTTGGTCTAACCGGATCAGAAATAACTCTAGGCAATGGCGCTGGCATTGGCCTAATTTTTGGCATAGGCGCTGGCATTGGCATAGGCATAGGAACATTTCTGCCACCACCCTCGCCTCCAATTCCTGGATCACTAAACAAAGGATTATCGAATGGATTTACTGGTGGCCCTGGCATTGGCATTGGCTGTGGCATCGGCATAATCTTTGGCGGGCTTGTTTTTATAGTTTGCCTTGGTCCTTTAACCGGAATAGGTTGAGGCATAATCTTTGGCGGGCTTACTTTTATAGGTTGCCTTGGGCCTTTAACCGGAATAGGTTGAGGCATTGGCATTGGGCCTTTAATTGGCATAGGTTGAGGCATTGGCATTGGCATTGGCCTTATACCACCCATACCTTCTCCACCAAGCCCTGGGTCACTAAACAAAGGGTTATCAAATTCATTGATTGGCGGTAGAAGAAAATCTGGCATTGGCTTTCGCGGTCTAACCGGAACAGGCTGTGGCTGTGGCAAGCTAATACCAGGTATTATTGGTTCAATTTTAGCCAAGCTTTCTCTAATTCTTTCTAAATCTATGCCTGGTATTTCAAACTCTTCCTCTGGCATACCTTGTCTATTATCAGGAACTGGCGGCGTTACACCACCTGAACCAATAAACTGTCCATCTGGTCCAATAATCTCTGAAGGTATTATGCCTGGGCCAAAGCCAAGGTCTTGAGGTGGTATTGGTATTTGGCCACTAGGTGGACCCATAATTGGATTGCCAGCTTCATCGTAAACAAACTCTGGCCCAGCAGTTCCTAATGGAAATCTGCCAAAACCACTACCGCCCAAGGTTCCAACCATGATGTCCCTGGGATCTTGTTCAATAGAAAAGCCAGGTTCTCCTGGTACAGATCCACTGTCAAACATATCGCGTTCATCTACGTCTGGTCTTGGCGTTGGTGTTGGTGCTAGGCCAAACTGCTGTAAGAATGAGTTTCTTTGATCGTCGTCTAAACCGCTAAATAAATCAGATATAGATGGGGGAGGTGTTGGTTCTACGCCAGGAGGCGCTTCACCTATTGGCGAGTTAAAGTCATAACCTTGGAATCCACCTCTACGGCCACCGCCAAACATTCCTGGCCTTCCAAACCCACCTCTACGGCCACCGCCGCCCATGTAAGGGTTAAATCCACCACCACCCATCATAGGGTTAAATCCACCACCACCCATGTAAGGGTTAAATCCACCACCACCCATGTAAGGGTTAAATCCACCACCACCCATGTAAGGGTTGAATCCACCACCGCCCATGTAAGGGTTGAATCCACCGCCACCCATCATAGGGCTTTGTTGCTGGTAAGGGTTATAGCCACCCATTCCGCCAAAAAGTCCACCTAAACCACCGCTAAAACGGCTTGGTTGCTGTGGAAGTTGTTGTGGAGAAAACCTTCTGCCAAAACCTCCAGGTCTTTGCATTTGGTTTCTAAAATTATCAAATATTGCCATAGTATTTACCAGTTTTTGCAAGACCAATATCTGGCTGTAAAGTTATCTTTAGCAGTATCACAGCTATGTCTCGCTCTAAAATTTGATCTACGCTTCGGATTGCTTTTCTTAATAGTCATATTAGGATCCCCAAACCGTACAAGCTTTATCTGATCTCCTTTTTTAGCCAACACCTTAAACTTCTTGTTTCCTCCAGGTGTTCGGCTGGGTTTATTAAAACCAGCAAAGGACTCGCCTCTATAGGTGAGTCTTCCGCCTTTAGTTCTTTTGGCATCTCTAGTAGTTGCCATGTATCATTTATGCCGTAAACGCTGTCATTGATGTAAATGTTGCAGTTGTGTAATTTACATATATACCGTCACTAAAAAGAATTCCGCTGTCGGGAATAGTAATATCTCTAGTTGCCGTAGCAGAAGCCACACATCCTAATTTAAAGACGCTGCTTCCATTGGGTGAGGTATTTACAAAATCTAAATTACCAGCGGTTCCAGAACATACTACATTCATGCCTTGCAGCCTTGATCTGCTTTGTATAATAACGTCAGCAACATCTGCATTAATACCAGCAGAAACATTGCCCGCTGGATTACCTACAGCTGTTATTGAAGCTATTGTTCTAAAGTATTTAGAACCAGTAGCAGTACCAGCATTTGCGCCGGTTATGGATTCTGTTTGAGCGTCTCCATTTACATCGGTGCCGACTACGGTAAATGATTTAGATGAATCGTTGCCAGCAGAAAGAATCGTTACAATCCTTCCGCCAACATTGGTAACAGAACCACCGTCAGCTAACGCACCACCTATTGTNAGGGCTGCATTATTTCCGACTGCCGCTGCTNCTGAAATACCGTCTGCATCTAAAGCTTGAGCGTCGGCGGTAATAAATACCGCCTTAACATCTGAGCCTGTTAATCTAGTTCCCATTAGTCACTCCTTATTAGGCTACTGTAGCAATTGGAGTTGATAGAGCAGTAGTCATCCACTTAGAGTTTGTTCCGTCATCTGAAACACAGGTCATAGAAACTCTAGCATTTGCAACCGTTGAGTTCACTAAGGTTAAAGTATCTCCGGCTACGTCACTTACTGCGTTAGCTGCTGTTCCAGCAACTAAGCTAAGCATTGCTTGAAAGTCGGAAACAGCTGACCCTGGAAGTACAATAGTAGTTGTCGCGCTTCCGCCAACAGCTACTGTAAGAAAGAAGTCATAAGTAACCCCTACATTTCCAGTAGATACAGCTGGTAAAGTAATGACATTATTTGCTGCACCGTTAATCAAAAACAAAGTTCCTGACTGGGCTGCTGTTAAAGTAGCCGAAGCTGCTCCAGCTGCATTAAAAGTTGTATCAATTTTTTGTCTACCTACAATAGTGCTTGTAGTAGAAATAGCACCGTCAGATGCAATTGATCCTACGTCAGTGATGTTACCACTTGAGTCAATCTCGAAGTTGGTTGTTACAGCACCTGTTGATGCTGCTACTGTGACTTGTTTAAAGCCGTTTTCGGACCTGACTGGTCCATTAAATGTTGTATTAGCCATTTTTTTCTCCTAAAAGAATATATCTATCGTCTTGGCAAAGGTCCGCTAGGCCGGTCGATAGACTCATTAATTATCCTAGACCTTTTAAGAGTATAGCATCAAAAATATAAAACTAGGTAAAAAGTGCTAAATCCTTAATTGTTATGGTTTGATCTATTACTTGCACATTATCAAGGGCTTTGTCTAAAACTTTCTGTTTATCAACCAGCGCCTCGGCAATCCTGGCATCTAAAGATTTATCTACTACCAGGTGCTGCACTAATACAGAGTCTGTTTGGCCTATTCTGTGGCACCGATCTTCTGCCTGGCTCATGTTACCAGGCACCCAGTCTAACTCTGCAAAAACCACATGGCTTGCTTTGGTGAGCGTAATACCTACCCCAGCCGCACCAATCGTGCCTATAAATACATCTGCTTTGCCAGCCTGGAATGTATCTACAGAGTCTTGTCTGTGTTGCTGGTTGCAGTCACCTGTCAAAGTGACCACTGTTTTACCCACAGCCTCTAGGCCGTCTTTAATACCCTGGACAACATCTTTGTGGTGGGCCATGACTACAACCTGGTGGTCCAGATCTACCAGGTGTTCTATTACGTCGTCTACTTTGGCCAGGGCCATTTCGTGCCTTACACCAGACATTTTTTCAAACGCAATATCTTCAAAAGTTGTTTCTTCAACCGCGTCGGCCAGAGCATCAAACTCTTTGGTTAGCTCTTTGGCGTAACCTTTACTTGGCAGCACAATAACCTGGCGTCTTTTAGCTGGCAGCTCTTTAAGCACTTCGTCTTTTTTTCTTCTAATCATAAAAGACTGGCGCAACCTTCTTTGCAGCTCGTCCAGGTTAGAAGATCCACTGTAGTCCCAGCCAAACCGGCCTTTGTATGCACCAGCATATTTTCGTGCAAAATTAAAAAAGTTGCCAAAACTATCATAATCAAGGTAGCCGGCTATCGGCTGTAGCTCTATGGGCCTGTTGGTTATGGGTGTTCCCGTAAGTAACACTTTGCGCCTTGCTTTGATGCTTACTGCTACAACCGTGCGTTTAGCTTTTGGGTTTTTGATCTTATGCACTTCGTCCATAATAACCATGTCCCAGGTCCTAGACTGTAATGGTTTTGCGTACTTGGTAAGCACATCATAGTTAATAATAACCACGTCAGGATTAGACGGTATCTGCTCACG